CAATCTATCCGCAATCGGGGTGAGAAATGACACGAGACGACATTAGCCGTATGGCAGAAGCGGCGGGATTTCCCGCCCGCAGAGCGTTCAGCGATTTGTCGGATTTGTACCCACGACTTGAACGCTTTGCCGCCCTTGTCGCCGCAGCCGAGCGAGAGGCGTGTGCGAAGGTGTGTGAGCCACAAGAGACGCATGACGATCCTTTGACCGCGTGGAAGATTGCCGCAGCCATCCGCGAACGAGGTGAGATATGAACAACCAAACAGACTACACAGAACAAGTCATCGAGTTCAACACGAGCAGAAACTCAAGCGTCATGGGGCGATTGATTCGATTGCTTGCATTCCCGTTCATGTGGGTGCTGACAGGTAGGGGGATATTGTGAACGAACGAATCGCAAAACTTTATGACCAAGCACTGATGTTAGAAAGCAACGGTGACTATGTTGCAGGTGAACTTGATCCTGAAAAGTTTGCCGAGCGGATTGTTCGTGAATGCCTAAGAATCTGTGACCGCAGAGGTGCATACGAAGTCATGGACGACATCATCGACCACTTTGGGGTAGAGATATGAGCATGACAATGCACGAGTACGAACAGTGTCTGCGTTGTTCAACGGGCTGCAATCGCTGAATGGTCATGTCACCAGACTACAAGCGCGGATTATTGAAATCACAGAACGGGTTGAGGTGTGAGATGACCAACGAATTCAAGTTCCAGAACATAGAAACAAACAAGCTGTATATATCAGATGGCGCGTATGCAATCAAAGATCCGCCTCCCATTTGTGGGTACTGGATGTTGCCGTGCCAAGATGAAACCCACTACGCCACCATGTTTGCGGCATATAGTCGGCCTAATTGGTTCCATCGCAAGATGATGAGTTGGATTCTAGGATTTAAGTGGCGGGAGAAAAACACATGAGCATCGAGGTAATGCGACAGGTGCTAGAGGCGTTGGAGCAGATTAAGTGCTCTATGTTTCACCCAGCGAAAGTATTCACTTGGGATCCAAGCATCATCGCCCTCCGCGCTGCCATTGAGCAGGCTGAGAAGCAGGAGCCGTTCGGATATTTTCAGTACGCGCTGCATTTTGATGCGTGGGTACAGAACCGTGACAGCAACGAAGGCGTTCCGTTTTACACCGCACCTCGTCAATGGGTCGGTCTGACGGATGAGGAAATTATGCAAACCGTCGGGCAAATTACAACTTATCGCGGCGAGTACGAGGTCGCAGTTGGACACGCGATTGAAGCAAAGCTGAGGGAGAAAAACGATGTTCTACGGTCAGTGTAACAAGTGCGGCGAACGATGGGGGCTTGGGACGGTAAGCACCTGCAAATGCCCAGACCTCGTGACTTGGGATGCTTCAGCGCCACTGGTTGTTACACCGCATCCTGGGTTCAAAAAGCCTTGGATTGGACTGACGGATGAGGAGATCGAACAGGGCAAAAAAGAATCCTGGGTGTCCGAGCAAGCGTTTGAGTCGGCAGTTTGGTGGGCAGAGGCAAAGCTGAAGGAGAAGAACCAATGAAATTCAAACGAGGCGACACTGTTCGCAAAGTATCTGGCTCTCAGTGGCATGGAGTCATTGTAGGAACCTACTCCACGACACTAACCCCAGAAGGTTACGCAGTCGAGAGTTGGACGGAGAAGGGGTCTGTGCAGATATACCCGGCAAAAGCATTGGAGCACTGGGTACCGGAGGTTAACTATGCGAACGAGGGATAAGCTTGAACGATACCTCAAGAGTATTAAGACACCTCTTCATGTAGACCAGTTAGCAATTCGGTTTCTTGTTTCAACCACTACGATACGAAAGATTCTCAAGGAGATGGAGCATGAAGGAAAAGCAGGCTATCGAATCGTCAAAGGCAAAAAGCTCTGGTCATACCGGCACACCCATTATGTGGCCGTTCCCAACAAGCCTGGAGTCTTTACGACCACTCACAAACCCACCATTGAACGAAGGTAAGCCAACCTTTGACGAACTACACCGCGAAGCTGGAGACGCGCCGTGGTAACCCTTAACGACATCATTAAACGCAAACTAGAGGAATATGAAATGACACAAGCCAAGAGCCCCCTGGATGACACCACCCCTATCGCTTCTGCAGACACCCGCCAAGTCGGCGGCAGCCACTACAAGGACATGGACCCACAACCCTGGGACGTGATGGAAGCCCTTCTGACCCGCGAAGAGTTCTCGGGCTTCATCAAAGGAAACATGATTAAGTACGCGATGCGTCAAGGTAAGAAAGACAGCCCCGACGCTGGTAAGTATCACCACTACAAACAGAAGTACAACGAACTGCGGAGGCGTGGTTATGGCAGCAACTCCTGAAGTAAAAGTTAAGAAAGCCGTTCGCAAAATTCTTGATGAGATGGGGGTCTACTACTTCATGCCCCCAGCTAACGGCTACGGCAGGCAAGGCATCCCCGACATCGTAGGCTGCGTCAACGGCGCGTTCTTCGCTATCGAGTGCAAAGCCAAAGGCAATGTACCAACGGCACTACAAGCTGCTGAGATTATGAAAATACGCGAAGCCGGTGGTGTGGCGCTTGTCGTTGATGAGACCAACATCGAAGCAGTGCGCGTCATAGGAGTAACGGATGTCTGATGTCGTTGTGCTTGATCTAGAAACTTTTTATGACCGCCAGTTTTCTTTATCGAAAATATCAACCGAGGAGTACATCCGCAGCCCACTGTTTGAGACGATTGGTATCGCCATCAAGATCGATCACGGCCCTACCAAGTGGTACCCCAAGCCTGAAGTAAAGGCAGCACTGGCGGCTATCGACTGGGGCAACGCAATGGTGGTAGCCCAGAACACCATGTTCGATGGTGCGATCCTCAAGTGGCACTACGGCGTGGAACCCAAGGCGTGGCTGGATATCATGGGTATGTCTCGCGCTTTGTTTCCGCACGAGAAGAGTCACAGCCTCAAGTCGCAAGCCCAGCGGGCAGGCATAGGTGCCAAGGGTGATGAAGTTGTTGCAGCAATCGGTAAGAACTACAAAGACTTCGATGCTGAGTCACTGGCGAGGTACGGCGCTTACTGCATCAATGACGTGGAGCTTACGTATGAGTTGTTCACGCGCTATCTGCGCACTGGGTTCCCCATCAAAGAGTTGCAGTTGATCGACCTCACGTTGCGGATGTTTATTGACCCCGTGCTTGAGCTGGACCGTGAGTTGTTGCAGGACCACTTGGCGGATGTGCTGGCTAAGAAGGAAGCGTTGCTCAGTAAACTGAGCGCCGACGATAAGTCTCGTCTGATGAGTAATCCGCAGTTGGCGCAGATGCTCAGAGAGCGTGGCGTTGAGCCACCGATGAAGACAAGCCCAACCACGGGTAAGCAGACACTCGCGTTTGCAAAGACCGATGAAGCGTTTAAAGCTTTGCTTGAGCACGAAGACGTTGAAGTGCAGGCGATTGTTGCTGCACGGTTGGGTGTGAAGAGCACGATCGAGGAGACACGCACTCAGCGGTTCATAGATATGTCCTATCGTGGCAAGTTTCCTGTGCCGCTTAGATACTACGGGGCACACTCGGGTCGTTGGTCTGGCTGCTTAGTTGCCGATACTGAGGTGATTGTGTATGATCCACAGCATGGGGTGATGACAAAACGTATCGTTGACGTACTCGCAGACGACCTTGTGTGGGATGGGGAAAAGTTTGTAGAGCACGAAGGTGTTCAGTTCAGCGGCTACCAAGAAGTCATCACATGGGACAACGTAACAGGGACACCCGATCATGTCGTATTCACAGACGCCGGCGAGATTAGCTTACGAGATGCGATGCAGGGAGGCCACAAAATCCAAACTCCTCGAAGCCCTACCCAAGACGACGTGGACACCGCTAGGAGACTTATTCGTAACTACAAAAGATAGGGTTTTGTGCAGATGTGCTTGCGGGGTTGAGCGAGCGCTAAGGGTTAGTGACCTCCTAAGCGGTAACTCTAAGTTTTGCAGGTCCTGCTCTAGCCGAGCAAAAATGGCACGAATGGACCCTGAAGAACGTAGGCGCCAAGCTACCGTTGCCTCTGCAGTAGCATTAGAGGTTTTGGCCGAGACCCTCCTGAATGACCCGCTACGACAACGGTTTTCTGTTGAAGATATACAGCGCACTAGGGCTACCGCTGTGGGGGCTAAAGGTCGCTGTACAAACCCCAAAAACGTCGTCTATGAAAATTATGGCGGTAGAGGCATTGAGTTTAGATTCCCGAGTATTAGAAGCGCAGTCGAATGGATACTCTACAACCTGGGCCCTAGACCTACGCCGGCACACTCGTTAGATCGGATCGATAACAACCGGCACTACGAACCTGGGAATCTGAGATGGGCCACGCGTTCGGAACAAGCAAGAAACAAACGCCAATACAAACGAACCACTATGGGGGAGCGGGTACGAGCTATCCTAGCGCAGCGAAGTGACATCACTTATGAAACCGTTCGTCAGTGGATACATAAAGGCTTTACAGACGACGAAATTTTACAAAGGAGAAAACATGTTGGTTGCGGTATACGACATCAAAAACTGCGGGCCGAGGCATAGGTTTGTAGCTAACGGTAGATTGGTACACAACTCTGATTCGGTTAACCTTCAAAACCTTCCATCACGCACAGCTAACGCAGGCAAGATCAAGAAAGCTATCAAAGCGCCGCCCGGTTACGTGGTGATTGACTCTGACTCCTCTCAGATCGAAGCGCGGACACTGGCGTGGTTAGCGGGGCAGCAAGACCTCGTTGATGCGTTCGAACAAAAGCAAGACGTGTATCGCATCATGGCTTCGCATATCTACGGGGTTGCGCCCGACCAGATAACAAAAGAACAACGGTTCATTGGGAAGTCAACTGTGTTAGGTTGTGGTTATGGAGTCGGGCACAAGAAGCTACAGCTCTTCCTGAAGACGGGTGCGGGCGTTGTGGTGGACGATGCGGAAGCCAAGCGCATAGTAGATACCTATCGACGGACGTACTACTGCATACCTGAGCTATGGAAAACTGCAGACGTTGCGCTCTCGATGCTGGCGGCACACATGCCGATGGTTGTGGACCGGCAAAATATCGTGAAGGTCATACCGGGCGTGGGGCTCACGCTTCCAAGCGGCACACATATCCAATACCCAGGGCTTCGGCAGGAGCGCCGGGATGACGGCACTTTGCGGTGGGTGTATGACTCACGTGGGCAGGTGATCGACATATACGGCGGCAAAAGTGTGGAGAATTTTTGCCAGGGAATCGCACGGTGCATCGTGGCTGAGCAGATGTTACGCATCGCCAAGCGGTACAAGGTGGTGTTGACAGTGCATGATGCGGTTGCCTGTGTTGCCCCCGAGACCGAGGTTGAGGAGGCCGTGAAGTACGTCGAGGAATGTATGTCGTGGCGACCGGCGTGGGCTAAGACACTTCCCCTTGCGTGTGAGGTAGGGTGGGGTGCATCATACGGGGATTGCTAAATGTAAAAACAATCATGCTCATACACTCACACTCATCGATCAAAGACTTCCAAGGTTGCGCAAGACGGTATCAGCAGGTTCGAATCCTCAAACGGTTTAAGTCTCAACCCACCGAAGCTACGACATACGGCAATCTTGTGCACGAAGCGATTGAGAAGTTTCTCAAGGACGGCACGGAGCTACCGGAACATCTGCAACGGCACACTGAGGTGCTTGAAGGCATTCGTGATATGCCTGGGCAACGGTTCTGCGAAGAGAAGCTTGGGCTTCGCAAGGACTTCACGCCTTGCGGGTTCTTCGATAAGGACGTGTGGTTCCGAGGTATCCCTGACCTGCTGGTGGTCAACAATGAGATCGCATGGTTAGCAGATTGGAAGACGGGCAAATCGAGTCGCTATGCAGATACATCGCAGTTAGAACTCATGGCGGCTATGACAATGGCGCACCATCCCAGTGTGCTGAAGGTAAAGGCGATGCTGTTCTTCCTTGTGCCGGGGGATGTGATCCAAGCTCGGTATTATCGTGAGCAGATGCCGGATATTCTGTCTCGATGGGCTGGGCATGCAGCAGCGATTGAGGATACTGTGGCGGTCGATGTTTGGAATGCCACGCCCAGTGGGCTGTGTAAATTTTGTCCTGTCTCACAGGACGTTTGTGAGCATAGGTGAGGTATGGCACGTAACTACCGCAACGAGTATGACTCTTATCAAGGCAAGCCCGAGCAGATCGCTAACCGCGCTGCACGTAACAAAGCCCGCCGCATGCTGGAGAAAGAAGGTCGCGTTAAGAAAGGCGACGGTAAGGACGTGCATCACGTAACGCCTATGGCCAAGGGCGGTGGGACCACGAAGGGAAACTTGCGAGCGGTATCTAAGAGTGCGAACCGTAGCTTCCCGAGAACCCGTAACGCCGGTATGAAATGAGAGGTTTGCAATGGACTACGAACCCTTACTAAGTTTGCCGGATGTTACGTCTGTATTTCGTACTGGGCGCGGGTCAACCTACGCACACCATGCGGACGCGACGACCACACGCAATCGTAGTGGCCAAAATCACAAAGATAAATCAGAAGGGCTCCAACAACGGTCAGGTCGAACTGTTTTTGTACCACCCGAATATCTAAATCAACTCGGTATTTTCCAAAATGCTGAGATGGCCACACGGTTTGTACCAGTCACCAAAGACGGCAAGCCAACTGGGTACGCCAAGCTAGAGTTGATGGAAGACTACGGCCCCAGAAAAGCGGGGTCAGTCTTAACGACTGTGCCGTATACCACGTCACCACAAGTCGGGCTCCACCCCGTAGAGATTTGGAAAAGCGAAAGCCCGCTCGGTGATGCGGGGCGTGGGATACATTTTGGTAACGCCATCACAGAGGTGTGGCCCAAGCCTGCTCGGTTAGCTGGTAAGGCTGGTGTTGCAGGGGGTTTAGCTGGTATTGCTGGCGCTGTTAAAGCAGCTACACAAGGTGATTACGGTCCCCTGCGTGAGGCTGTTGGAGAGATGGTGACGCCGCTCGGTGCAACGCCTTCTACGGTAAACGCCAGAGAGCAAGAGTGGATTGACCGGTACGGAACAGCTGCGCGTAAGCGCAATGAAGAAGAGGCGGCACGTGTACTAGAGAGTTTGCGAGGAGACCGCGTACCAATGCCGGAGGAGTATTCCAAAGGTGGGTGGACCTTGATTTGAAGCTTGACGTAAGTTGCGTTAGTCGGTATCTTTGAAGGGTCCGGCGTCTCCCCGGACTCTCCTTGTGAAGTTGGTTTGCGAGGTGACTCCCCCCAGTCACCTCGCTTTTTTGGAGACACATAACAAACGCCGAGTGCAGACCGCACCTCGGCTATTAAACATTTGGAGAGTCTGTGCAGATCATCGACAACAAGGCATTACTCATCCGCACCAAGAAGGCGGAGCAAATCATCCAGCTCATACCCAAGAGCAAGCTGCTGCGCAAGGAAGGCGAGGTTGGTGAAATCCTCGTGCACTGGGGGTTTGACGAAGCGCGAATCCTACGCAACCTACGCATCAAGGATGTACCTAACCCAATTCTAGGCCGTTACAAGTGGCCCGGTATCTACACTCCGTTTGATCATCAACGTACGACTGCGGCGTTCCTTGCGACTCACCCGCGTTGCTTCTGTTTGAACGAGGCAGGCACTGGGAAAACGTCTGCCGCTGCGTGGGCTGCGGACTATCTCATGACGGTGGGGGTTGTCAAGCGGGTGCTGATTGTATGCCCGGTGTCGATCATGGACACAGCGTGGCGGTCAGATTTGTTCAAGACGGTTATGCACCGCACGGTGGCGCTTGCGGTTGGTAGCCGACGTAAGCGCGAAGAGATTGTGTGTGGCGGGTATGACTTCACCATCATCAACTTCGATGGCGTTAAGGTTGTGCGCGAGGCGCTCGCTAAGCAACAGTTTGATCTCATCATCGTGGACGAAGCGACTGCGATTAAATCAGCAACCACAGACCGATGGAAAGCACTAGCCTCACTGGTGCTGCCCAAGACATACATATGGCTTATGACTGGCACCCCGGCTGCGCAGTCGCCTGTGGATGCGTATGGTCTAGCTAAGATCGTCAACCCGGCGTCGGTGCCGCGCTTCTTCGGGGCGTTTCGTGACCAAGTGATGTATAAAGTGACGCAGTTCAAATGGATACCCAAAGCCTCCGCAGCGGAGACCGTCCACCGTGTGCTGCAGCCTGCCATCCGGTTCACCAAGGAGGAGTGCCTCGACCTGCCGGACATGCTCTACACCACACGCGATGTGCCGCTGACCAAACAACAACTGCAGTATTACGAAGTCATCCGCAAGAACATGATGGCTACCGCAGCGGGCGAACAGATCACCGCAGTCAACGCAGCAGGGCTACTCAATAAACTTCTGCAGGTATCCCAAGGCAGCGCGTACTCTACAGAGCGCGAAGTCATCGAGTTCGATATCACCAACCGTTACAACGAGCTGCTGGATGTGGTGCGTGGCACCACACACAAAGTGATTGTGTTCGTACCCTTCCGACATGTACTTGAGCGGCTCACCGAGCTGCTATCGAAGGATGGCATCACTAACGCAGCGATCCACGGCGGCACACCAGGAAGTCTGCGGGCGACGTTCATCAAACAGTTCCAGACTGAGACGGACCCCAAGGTGATCCTACTGATCCCTCAAGCTGCGGCGCATGGTGTGACGTTGACCAAGGCAGACACCGTGGTGTGGTGGGGGCCGGTGCCTTCAGCGGAGCTGTACATGCAAGGCAATGCGAGGGCGCATCGAGCGGGGCAGCGCAACCCAGTGACGGTTGTACGCCTGCAGGGAAGCCCTGTGGAGAAAAGGATTTACGCGTTATTGGATGGGAAATTGGATATGCACCAAGCGCTGGTGCAGCTTTACGAAGAGGAAATCGCTTGACATGGTTGATCAACAGTGTAAAATGACTATCTCACTTCACAAAGGAGAACATAATGGACGCAACGAAGCTAGTGAATGTCTACATAAAGATGCGGGATGCGAAGGACGTATTGAAGCGGGAGTACGAATCGAGGGCGGCGGAGATCGACGAGCAGATGGAGACCATCGAGCAAGCCCTGTTAGAGATATGCAAAGCTACCGGGCAAGATGGTGGCAAGACTGCATACGGCACATTTTCCCGTTCCGTCAAGACCCGGTACTGGACCAACGATTGGGACTCGATGTACGGCTTCATCAAGAAGCACGACGCGATCCAACTGCTTGAGCAACGAATTCATCAGTCACACATGAAGCAATTCCTAACTGAAAACCCAGGAGAACTACCGCAAGGTCTAAATGCTGATTCGAAGTATTCCATCATTATTCGTCGTGCAACCAAGTAAGGAAACTGAAATGTCTGAGATCACTCTATTCAAATCTGGTGCTGCCCTGCCTGACTACCTGCGTTCTGATGAGGACGACTTCACGCGGCGTTTAGCTGGCACCCCGCAAGGCAAGTCAATCTCAATCGACGGTGGTGTGTGGCGCATGATTGTGGGTGGCGAGGAGATCGCCAAGAACGAAGACCGCGCTATGAACTTTGTAGTTGTTAACGCTGCCCCTAGCGTATCACGCACGTACTACTCGGGCAGTTACGTTAAAGGCCAAGCTACGGCACCCGACTGCTGGTCTGCAGATAGCAAGACACCTGATGCGTCAATCAAGAGTCCGCAGTCCTCGGCGTGTGCTACGTGTCCGCAAAACATCGAGGGCTCTGGGGAAGGCAAGTCCCGTGCATGCCGGTTCTTTTTGAACACCGCTGTGGTGCTTGAGGGTGACATGCAAGGCAACGTGTATCGATTGAAGCTCCCGTCGAAGTCATACTTCGGCAAGCCCGAGGGCGAGAAGATGCCCTTTCAAGCGTACGCAAAATTTTTGTCAGGCCACGGCATTCCCATGGGTGGCGTTGTGACGGAAGCTCGCTTCGATACCAGTGAGTCCGTGCCGGTGTTGAAGTTCCGTGCAGTGCGCCCGTTGACTAAGCCTGAGTGGGAGACCTCTCGGCAGCAAGGCAAGACTGAGGATGCTCAACGTGCGATTGAGACGAAGTTCAGCACAACCAACGTAGCGGCAAACGTACCGGCACTACCTGAAAGCTTTACGCCCGAAGCTACGGCTGCAGTGGTCGAAGCACCTGCGCCTGCACCAGCCAAGCGTGAGAGCAAAAAGGCTGAGCCTGCTGCGGCCCCCAAGGACGTGAAGGATGTGCTGGCTCAGTGGAGTTCTGATGATGAAGAATGATGCACGGGGATACTCATACGTTATGGTCACTGCCATACGTAACGCAGACCCGAACTTGCCAGGGGTGCAGCTGGGGCTGTTCTGCATTGAGCACAACATCCCAGCGACTAAAGTAGCTAAAGACCTTGGTGTAGCGCGGCACTCGGTGTACTCATGGTTCACTGGGCGCTTCAAACCGCGTAGTTCGATGGAGACGCAGATCAAGGTGCTACTTGAACGCTACAGAACTGTTGGCGTAGTATAGCGACCCCAGGGGCTTGAGGGGGCTGATCCCTCCCTGACACAGCAGACCACGGGCTGCTGCCCCGCCTTTTTACCCGTGTGCCAATCACCGTGGGGCACTGTGAGTACACAATTCTATGAAGCCATTCTGCCGCCCGTTGGGCCTTACTGCGTTGTAGGGATCAATGACAAAGCGGTCAAGCAAACATTCCATAACACAATCGAGGAGGTTATTGAACGTGGGGACGAACTCAATCGATCAAACATAAACGCATACTTTGCGTTAGCGTCGTTTAACGAACCTACAACACGATCCGCAGAGAACGCAGCTTACCTTCGTGCGTTCTTCCTTGACTTAGACTGCGGCGAAAACAAGCCCTACGCGGTTCAAGCTGATGCGTACGACGCTCTAAAAAAGTTCTGTATTGATGCAGACATACCTCTGCCAGTTGTTGTGTCATCTGGGCGCGGACTGCATGCCTATTGGCCGTTGAACGACGCCATAGCCGCCGATGAGTGGCGCAGGCTTGCGAAGCGTTTTAAGAAACTGTGCTTGAACAATGGCCTTGAGATCGACACTGCCGTACCTGCTGATGCGGCACGGGTTCTGCGGATGCCGGACACGCATAACTTCAAATCGACACCACCCCTTGCAGTGAAGCTCTTCGGCGCCGTGCGTTCATTCGATCTATCGGATATTGAGCCACAACTACCCGAGCCTGAAATTGATCTTAGTGAAGCCAAGCAGTTCGGTATGGATGACTTCACGCGGCAGCATGCGCAAGTCGACTTTCCCCCTACATCGTTTGCTCGCTTAGTACGTCGAAGCCTCAAGGGTACGGGGTGTGCTCAGATAGCACACGCTGTCAAAGAGGCAGCAGCTTTGCCGGAGCCGCTGTGGCGGGCGGCGCTATCGATTGCGTGGCGTTGTGTTGACGCCGAAGAGAGTGTGCATACGCTCAGTAAGCCACATCCAGAGTACACGCCCGAGGACACTATCGCTAAGGCTGAGAAAACTCTTGGCCCCATGACGTGCGAGTGGTACCGCATGAATAATCCCTCGGCATGTGAGGGGTGCGCTCATAAGATCACAAGCCCTATACAGTTGGGCATCAAGATTGAAGAAGCGCCGGTGACAGATGACACTTATGTTGTTGAGGCTGTGCCAGAGCCTACGAATACTGAGACCAACAACACACCAGTAACCGTTGCTATACCCACCTACCCTGCGCCCTATTTCCGCCCAACGACAGGCGGCGTGTTTAAACGTACCAAAGATGAGGATGGCGACCCACACGAGACTGAAATCTACCCTTATGACCTCTATCTAACAGACCGGTTCTATGACTACGACGACTCCGGCACAGGTGACGGTGAGATGGTGGGTATCAATATCCACTCGCCCCACGATGGTGTGCGTCGCATCATTGTGCCGGTCTACGTTTTGTTAGTGAAAGAGAAGCTACGTGACGCGCTGCTCAAGCAGGGCGTGGCGGTGGTCAATAAAAAGGTAGATGACATCATGGCGTATTTCGCAGCGTCGTTTAAGAAACTGCAGCAGCGTGGGGCTGCAAACCGTACGCGCAATCAGATGGGTTGGACCAAAGACCTTGATGGGTTTGTAGTGGGTGAGCTTGAGTACACAGCATCGGGTGCCACACTCGCACCATCATCTACTGCAGTGCGTGAAGTCTCCTCGCTTCTTACTTCGCGTGGCACTTTGGAAAGCTGGAAGAACATCGTTAACTTCTATTCCCAAAGTGGTATGGAGGCGCATGCGTTGGCGGTGTTCGCTGGGTTCGGTGCCCCTCTGTTGAAGCTGGTAGGTGGTGTAGAGATTCGCGGTGCTGCTATCAACTTGATGAGCAACAAGTCGGGCACTGGCAAGACCACCGTGCAGATGGTCGTCAACAGCATCTTCGGGCATCCCAACGGGTTGCTCATGCGTAAGAACGATACGACATTCGCCAAGATGCAGTGGCTAGGCATGCTCAACACGATAGCCGCCACGATGGATGAAGTGACCAACATGTCTGATGAGGCGTTGTCAGAGCTTGTTTATGACATTCCGCAGGGTCGTGGCAGACACCGCATGGAGTCTCAGAGTAACCGCTTGCGGGTTAACACAGCCTCGTGGTCTACGTTCCTCATCATGTCCAGCAACTCATCGCTGTACGACAAACTCATCCGGCTCAAGAACACCGCCGATGGCGAGCTACGTCGTTTGATTGAGCTGCGTGTACTGCGCCCGCTGAACATACCGAAGGCAACAACAGATGCGGTATTTAGTGAGCTGCAGCACAACTACGGACTCGCAGGTCCGATCTTTATCCAGTACGTCATGAACAACATGGAGAGTGTTCGCAAGCTTATCAGCGACACTCAGAAGCGCCTGGATGCAGACCTTGACCTGGACCAGTCTGATCGGTTTTACTCACACGTGCTGTCCTGCATCATCGCAGGGGGCATGATCGCTAACACGCTGGGCCTGCACAGCATACCTATCGCACCGGTGTATCGCTACGCTGTTGAACAGATCGCCACCATACGTCGTGAAATTCTGCTGCCCGCATCGGACTTTGGTGCTGTGACGGATGATGTGCTCTCAACATTCATCAATCAGAATTTGACTAACGCACTGGTCATCAACGTCAATAAGATCAATGGCATCCCACCGGCTGCGCTACAGACACCACGCATGGAGCTTCGCATGCGATTCGAACCCGACACGGGTGAGCTGTGGGTACCGGGCAATGTGCTTAGAGAGTTTTTAACTGAGCGTCAGGTTGACTTTCGTCAAGCTATCAAGGAGTGGAATGAACGAGGGATGATGAAACATGGAGGACTCGCCACCTCGAAACGAATCGGAGCTGGAGCCATTCTTGGTTTTGAAGCCGGAGTCACCCGGTCATACTGCTTCATTGCCGAAGAACTTGGAGTCACAACTAGCAACTTTACAAGCCAGCTTCGAGACGACGCTGGTGAAGCCACCCAACCTGATCGAACCCCTGCCGGACCTGATACGGTGCCTGAACCTATTCGGGGTGAAGTATTGGATTCATTGGGAGGCGATGAACATCGGTGACTCGGTGTTCATCAAGACAAGCGCTGATCTTGGACTGGTCAATAAGCAACTACGCAGCGTACGGTCAGCGCTTCGTCTAAACTTTGTAGCACAACAGCGGTGTGAGTTTGGGAAACTGGGTATCCGTATCTGGCGTATGCCTTAGATACCCAGAGAGTTCTTCGCTTCCCGCACCCACTCAACGAGGTTCTGTTCGTACTGCTGGATCTCTTGCTTCATCTTCAAGCGCTCTTCGCCTGTCATCGACTGTGCTGCCATGTCGGTATCCAGATAGCGCTTCATCGCCCGAGTTTTCTCAAGCTCTTCCAGTGTGCTGTTGACCATCTTGTAGGTCATCAAGAGCGGCGCGTTCTTCTCAGCAAAATCAAAAGCCCGTTCCGGGTTCGTCTTCAGCATCTGGTTAAGCGAGTTGTGTGTCTGCACAACTTTCTCACGCAGGTCATAGAACTCCGACGTGCGCCGCGTACCCACGGGGTCATAAGCAAACGCAGACAGCCCAACGATCTGGTGCAGTGGTCGATCTGCGCGGTTAGGATTGATAGCTTGGTCAGCAGCAGCTAGCACCAAAGCACCCGTAGTACCGAGGTATCCTCGTACGACGTTATCAATATCGATAGGAGAGACTTCTACGCCAGTCGTGGCGGCAGTGAACTGTGCGACTTGCTTCGCCAACTCTGAGGTACGAGTAGTCACACGCTCACTTGGTAGCTGACCCTGCTGGAATATGCCTTCCAACGGACGCCCAGTAAGAAACGAGTAGTTAGTGAAATTCTCAAGCAAGGGTTTAGCCGCTGCGGGGATCGGCACTTGCCGACCGAGATATTCTTCATACGCTGCACGGAACCAACCCAGCAGTGCTTCAGTAGCGACAGCTTCTTCAGGTGTACCGTGCTTGCGGTAGACCTCCAGCACACGCTCAGGGATTGACTTGAAGAGTATGCCGATCTCGGCAGGGACCGGGATACCGATCCCACCACCGATAACCCACGTGCGGTCACGTTCACGCAGGTCCATGTTTTCATACTCTTCATCGCCCGCCATCAGCATGGCATAGAGCGTAGACGCAGCCATCAGGTAGCCGACGTTTGTCCAATACAGCTTGAGCGCCGCGTTGCGCTTCAACCCCGAGGGCGCTTCCTTACCAGTGAGTGAACGGTAAAGAACATCTGTACCTTGCAGGTATGCGTTGAAGAAGGGAATCGTCTGCGTAGCGATGTGGAGTAAGCCCAGCGGGTCACCGGCACCGAACCTACGGAAGTTGATGATCTCTCGTGCTCGCTCAAGCGCAAGTTGCCGATCACCTTGAGTCTCTTCAATCGTCTGATCGTAAATAGCTTTACGAACCGCAATATCAGAGGCCAGTGCTACGCCATTCAAGCGGTTCAATAGCTCACCAAACTTCGACGACTTGAGTAACGTACGGTTGCGCTTACCGATATCTTGCAAGAACGACTCCGCAGGATTGGACTTGTGGAAGTCCACACCACCCACGACACCGAACTCAGACAGTTCAGGTGCAACGTCAGAAAGTTTTCCAAGCGTTGCAGCTTTGGCGAAGTCTTTGAAGTTGCCAAGTGTCTTAGCTGTAAGCGCAACGGGGTCGCGCACACCCGAGGCCATGATGGCACGTTGGATATCTTGTGGAAGCTGTGTTGCAGTAAACGTCGGGATTGCTGTGATCGCCGTCCGCAGGGCGCGTGAGAACTGCCCCATGAGCGTAAACATACCTGGGAGCGGTGTGATATCACTTCGGAATGCAGCGACGTGGTAAGGCGAAGCAACGACAAAATATCGCTCTTCACCGTTAACGTAGGTAGCAACTTTGCGATCTGACTCAGGCGGTGGGGTTGTGCGGAACTGAGCTTGCCCGATGTCTTCCAAAGCGCGAAGCGTACGCAGGGTAGCATCCTGACGTACAACCTCTTGCGTCATCCACCCAATGAGTCCGATGTAGTTCTCTAAAACATTCTTGGGTGGGCGGTTGGTACCCGCCTTGTTCACGAGTTCAGGCAGTTGGCCAAGCTGTGCGATACCGCGACCGACGCTGCGCTTCTGTCGGAACTTGGAGTCCATCTCCGCGACACGATCAAACGGCACGTAGGCGGTGGCTGCCTTCCAATCTGCACCCATCTCTTTGGTGATGCGGCCCACGGCAACCAGCTGGTCGATGAAGTCAAACCGCAGCTTGTCCATATCATCTTTGATTGCCTGCAGTTTGTTATCTTGCTGGTACTCTGCATACAGGCGGTCGATATCGGCATCCGACATGCTGACGGGGAAGTCACGGCCCTTCTCTTGAGTCTTGTTGAGCCGACGAAACTCATGCTCTCGTGCAGCTCGTAAAAGCTCATCAGCGCGGTTCCACGCAGCTTCGAATTTGAGGCCCTGAGTTTTGCCCCACTGCGTGAGTTCTTCGGTAATGTCTTGGACAGACTTGACACCGGAAGCTTTAGCCGCCTTCCACAGGTTCGTGCCTTTGTCACGCCGCACGACACCCAGTCGATACACAGCCGGTACCAGTTGGTCTGACGCTTCGGCCTGTCGATAGACTGCCTCGACACGCGGGTCCTTGAGCGCCGTGGTCACAGCATTGTTGAAGTTCTTAGCGATCTCGTTGAAGACCGTGGCACCCGCATCCGTCATCATGCGCCGGAACTTGGTGATGCGGTCGATCGTGATGTCTTGTATCTGCCGCGCAGTTCCACCGGGTTGCGGCGAGAACCCAGCTTGCATGTCTTGTTCGGTGGGGGTTACTGCCCGAAACTCAACACCTTGATCCATTAGCATCTTGTCGCTGACAAACTTGCCGTCAGATTTTGCAAGACTGTCAAGTGCTTTGATAAGTGCAGCGTTAGAACGGAAGCCAAACGCAGACTTAATTTTTTGTCCGAGTTCTTTAAGCCAATTACTTAAGCGACTTAGAATAGACTCAGACATTCCATACCGATTAGCGACGATTTGTGATGCGTTAACCGCCCAAAACTCAGATGGGTTAATGAACTGATAATTATCAATATCGACTGTTCCGTCTTCTAACATCTTAAGTACAGCAGCATACAGCGCATCGCCACGAGTCTCTGGGTCACCAAAGTGATATTGATCAAGTAGTTCAAAGAACTGTTTATCGTCTTTTGAAGTTGCCGCTTTCTTAGCCGCGAGAAATTGTTCCGACCATGCACGACGAATTTCCTGTTGTACAGGCAAAGGCATCATACGTTCCAAGTGATGCAAAATTTCGTGAACAGCCGTTAGGTCATCTCCACGCTCTTTAATTAGCCGGATAATCCGTGGCAAAGGGAGGTATTGGCCAGCGGTTCCTTCTGGCGCTTTGCTTGATATGCTAATACCAAGATCGGCTACTAGCTGCGGGTTGTTCTGTATGAACCAATCGGCGAGTTCTGCACCGTCTTCATCGATCAATCCTTTACGCTTTGCGTTAAGCAACCGCTCACGAATGAAGTCAGCACCACGTTGACGCTCAGGGTAATCCTTAGCTAATCGCGCATCGTCATCAGAATCAAGAGTGCCATTAACCAGTAGGATGTACTCCCCTTCGCTAAGTTTTCCGCGCCGGTACTCATTACGTAGCGTCTTAAGACGGCGTTTTGTAGCGGGCATCCGTCTGTTGGTTACACCGTCTGGCCGGTAAATACTTAGAAAGTCTTGTTGTTTCTTAGCGCGACGCTCTTTGCGGGGTTTGCCTTTCGGGGCAGCAGCTTTAGGTGCAACTTCAACAGCCGCAGCTTCAACAGCCACAGGAGCTTCAACAGCCACAGGAGCTTCAACAGCCACAGGAGCTTCAACAGGCGCAGCAGCTTCAACAGCCGCAGCAGCTTCAACAGCCGCAGCTTCAACAGGCGCAGCAGCTAACACTTCATCTGCGTCTTGCATCGTAAGACGTTCAGGGCGCTCAGTGTATCGAGCTTGCCAATCTGCCTGCATGGACGGCGATAGCGCATCAAACGCCGGGGCACCGTCTGGTTTAAACTCTTCCCAAGCTTCTGCGACCGGGGTTGGTGTAGGTTCGATCAGTGCAGCGGGTTGTTCTCGCGCAACCACATCTCCCGGCTCAGCAACAGCCCCAGCAGGTTCCAATCCCAATCGCTCAGATGCTGCAGGTTGCTCGGTAGCTCGTACTCTTCGAGGCCGTCGTTGAGGCTCGACAGGACCTGCCACGCTTGGCTCAGCTCCTCCAAAGTCAAGCTCTGGCTGCTCGGCAACTCCACTAGGTGTTTCTGGTCTGGGTTCACGAACGGGCTCCTTGAAGGCCGCAGGTTGGGGAGTGATCATCTCACGCAACGCACGAGCGCGTAACCCCTCACCACGGACAAGCTCAGGCTGCTGTTTAACCAACCGCTCAATCTGCGGGACCGTCTTACCAACGACGTTATCCTGCATCCATCCACGCACACCAATCTGGGCAGGCGTACCACCAATCGCGGGAATACCGTAGTTTGGCAAGTCTTGTGTACGGATGCGGTCATCAAACGCCAACTCATACTGCCCTTCAACGGGTGTGACCGGCACGGGGCCAGGGCGCTTGATATCTTCAGGCGGCAGTCGTTTACTGACTTCCTTAATCTCTGCTTGCAACGATTCGAGCTGTGGGGCTAGCTTTTCCGCTTCGGCCCGTGCAGTGGCTTGATCAGCTTCAGGTGCAGCACGTAGGCGCTCGTTTTCACGCTGCAAGCGATCAAACTCTTCGCGCAAAGAACGCAGGCGCTCGGTGTCCTCTTCTCGTGTAGGGGCAGCAGGCTCAACGGCAGGGGCAGCAGTAGTCGGGAACAACTCACCTTGCGCACCGGGTTCAGGTGGCACTGCTGGGGGTAGCGCTGGCGCAGCTTCGGGAGTCGGGGGTTGTTCAGCAGCTAGCGCACGTCGAGCCGAGCTACGGTCCATAACCCGTCCAACCCCACCCAACGGACCGCCTACCAAGCCTGCTAGATAAAGCGCTTCGCCATACTCTTTCATGGCGTCGGGGCTCGTGAGGTCAAGCCCAGCTTGCGCTCGTTCGATAATACTCTGGCTAAGCTCTACCGGCATCTCGATAGCTGCGCCACGCGCTACACCACCCTTAATGGTGGACTGAGCCATCTTAAGGAGTGTGTCTTTGTTTTTAGACGCAGCAAGCGCAGCGTCATCTGCGATACCAAGCACACCCTTTATAACGGATTTGCCAAAGACCGCAGCCGTACCACCGATCTCAAGGCCCGTCTGTGCAGCCGTGGCTAGCGCAGCGTTAGCTACATCAACTTTGGGGGTCTCGCCACGCTCGCGTTGTTCAGCAACTTGCCGCTCGATGTTTGTACCAAAGAGTTGTGGCGCAACAGCAGCGGCAGAGCCAAGTACACCACCCGCAATCGTACCTACCCCCGGCGCAATCGCCGAGCCAGCCATAGCACCCAGTTTGCCACCCGCAATCACCGCAGCAATATTGGCACCTTGACCAGCTACTGCTTGTGGGATATCGGAGACCGCTTGTCTTGCGGCAGGGAGCACTCCTTGCTCTTGGTACACACGCTGTAAACGCTCAAAGGACGGACCCTCACCAGCACGTTCACTGATCTCACGCCCCCGTTCGATACCCGCAACCGCAGCTTCCTCGGGGGAACCAAACATGCCGCCAAGACCCGTGCGTGTTGAAGATATAAGCTGCTCCGCACCACGGCGAAGCTCGCCCATAAACGTCGAAGGTTTCGGCTGTTGCGTAATAAACGCTGGCCCTTGCTGCTGTATGACTGCAACCAGTTGCTCAAGCGTAGCCCCCTCGGGGCCTTCAATGTCGTACGTACGCTTGTCCGGGCCTTCAACGGTATAGATAGGCATGGTAGTTCCTACTTCGAGGGCCGTACACCTGTAATGTTGAAGCCTTGCGTGTTTACCGGTGCAGCCTGCGTTTGCTGGGGCGTGACGGTCGCCATACCCAAATCCTTAGCGAGACGATTCATGATAGCCGCAGTCTCTTGCAAGGCAGGCGAAGTACGAATTGCTTCACGCTTAGCCATCTCAACCATACGAAGTGTTTCAGCACTCTTTGGGTTATTAGGATTGAGGGCGGCCTGCTTGATCTGCATGTCGTATTGCTTGTCGATGCTTTCACTAATATCGTTAATTAGTGCTGCGCGTCTCTGCATAAGCGAGCTATACGAACGTTCCTTACGGGTGTCATCCATCTGTTGTCGCGCTAACGCATTAGCAACTTGACGGGCTTCAGTCTCAAGCGCAGACGCCCGCGCAGCAATATCCCGGCCTAACACCCCAGCACCCGCCTCAAGCGCAGACCGCGCCGACGGTTCAAAAGCTCTAAGCCCTTCCAACTCGGATGTGAACCGCCCACGTTCCACGTCCTCACCCTGCTTACGCAGCATCTCGCGCATGCCTTCAATTTCTTTAGCGCGTTCGCGTTGGGCAGCAGTTTGCTGAGCTTCATATCGAGAGGCTGCACGAGCAGCACTTGCACCCACACTACCTAACGTAGACCGACCAGCACCACCTGCCAAGAACTCAATCAGTGAGTTCAAGCGTTGGCTACTGGGGTCAAATTCTTTAGCCATCCGCGCTTCAGCTTCGCGGATCGCACGTTCGCGGGCCTCACGATCTTCAGGCCGCATACCAGGATACTTAGCAGCCAGCGCAGCTGCACGAGCTTCGGGGTCACGCCCCATTTGCGTAAGAAGCCCTTGGCGGACTTGCCTTTCAAACTCACTAGGCTCCACCGTCGTCGGAGCCATCTGCACACTCGGTACCGCTGCTCGCGCTAAGTCACCTAGACCGCCCACAGCAGGAGCTTGTCTTTCTTCCCGAGGCGGAGCACTGCGCGCCGCTCGCATCCCACCGGCCATTTGTGCCATAACATCTTCAGGACTTGGCCGCGCAGCTTCAGGCTGCGGCATAGAGCGACGTACTTGCTCAAAATAATCTGGCAACCCACGACTGGGACGAGCTTCTTCTAACACTTGTGCAAGCCCAGGCCGCGCAGGCTCACGTGCAGGCTCGGCTGCTAAAGGTACTTCACGTCCTTCACGCTGCGCTCGACGGCGCATAAACTCGTCTTCTATACTGCGCTTCAACTGCGCATCACGAGCACCAAGCCGACGCAGCAAATCCAAAATCCCACGCTCGCGGTCACGCGAGTCTACGGGCGATTCATCAGTCATCTCAATCGGAATCTGATCCTCGGGCGTACCACCTGCTTGGAACGCCACAATCCCACCCGCTGCCATTGCTTGAGGTTGCATCGCGTTACCGGCACCGGGCGCTTGAGGGAGACCCCCCATCAGCTTCTGCATCGCAGCTTGCTTAGCCTGTGCTTGCTGCTGGAGCGTACCGCCCACCTGCTGCGCCAGCTCTTGTTTCGTGAGGTCCATGACTTCTTTCTCACGTTGCTCGGCAACCGTCGGCAACCCACCGGGCTGATTCTGCGCCATCTGCATCTGCATCTGCATTTCGCGGGCAGCGGCTTCTTTCTCAGACTTAATCTTCTGAAGCGCAAGCAGGTCAATAAGTTGTTGGCTTTGCTGGTAGCGCTGCATCAGCATCTGGGGGTTGCCACGGTATGCGTCCATCCGACGCTGGACTTCTTGGTCGATCATGTTAGACACCCTTACTTGATGATGCCAATTTCTTTTAGGAACCGCAGGATGCCTGCGCTGGTGCCCATAAACTCAGAAATGCCTGACGGCGGTTGATACCCATAAGTCGCAGACTGAAGCGGCAAGCCTTTGAGCAACGATTGCTCAAACTGAATCTGCTTGTATGGATAGTCGCGCTCTTCTTCAAATTGCTTGATGTCGGCTGCGATACCTTCTTGGTCGATTGCGCGTTGCGTTGCGCCCGCACTTGTCTGAGCGCCTAGCGCTTCGAGGCCATACTGCTGCGCCTGACGGGCTGCTTGCATCTGGCGCTGCTGCTCGGTATTGAACTGATCCATCGCTTTATCATACGCAGTCTGATACCCACGGCCTGTGATACCCGCAAGGTTAGAAGCAAGGTTGCGCGTAAGTTCAGACTCCATAATGGCTTGCCGACCGCCACCATATGCACCAGCACGACCAAGCCGACCCGCCTGCATAACTCGATCAATCTCAGCCTGTCTACGAGCTTCGTCAATCTGAGGCTGTAAACCAGCCATGAGGTATGGGTTCATGTAGCCTTGCGCAGCTTCTGCTGTAAACGTGCCGGGCGTGTATGAGGTCTGGTCTGCTGTCGGAATCGAAAGCCCCGCGATTCCTTCAAACGCTTTGGTCTGGAGTTCAGACGGACCTGCAGTCAGCGGTCCGGTGTAGGCTTCGTAAGGCGTCTTGGCAACTGCTTGCCCACGGCCCAGCATGTCAGTGACATAATCCCCCGCCCACGGAGAAAGCGAAGACTCAGTGCTTGTTTGCTTGCCCGCTAGAGGATCGGGTACTGTACCGCCGTTATTAAATCTGTACATAGCTGCCTCACGCAGGAAGGTATTTGTTCGGGTTGATCTGTTTGCCCTGCTTGGTGGTACCCGTTCGGGCTTGGCGAATCTTGTCCATCATGGCGTACAGACGTTCTGCACCAGCCTCAGAGTTACCGTTACCTAAGTGGCTTACGACATCGGCAGGCACCACAAACTCCCCATGGCTTAGACGTGCAGGTTGCTTGTCTTCGATTGTAGCGGGAATCTTGTCTGCCATCCCATCGCTTGAGCCGTTCAAGTAGCGTCCACGCGCAAGGTTCATAAGCCCACCACGAGCGGCTGTGATGGGTGGTTGTGTTGTTGCGGCTTGGCCTATTAGCTTAGGCTCCATGACCGGTAGGAGTTGGGCAACTCCTGAAGCTGCTAGGGGTGGGGTGGTTACTGGCTTTGTAGTATCAGTAGTTTTTGGCGGAAGCACCGACGCAGGGCGCTTCTCGTATGCTGGGTTGGATGTATTGAGAGTTGCGAGTCCTGCAGCTTGATTTTGTGCAGCGGTCTTTGCAGCAGCAAGCGCAGCGGCATCTTTCTCAGCATCAGCAGCGACGCCCGTCTTAGGCGCATAGGAAATGTCTGAGAAATAACGACGCCCACCTGAACCGGGTCTGCGCGTTGGATCAGTCGTCCCCGCTACGCGCTCACGAACCGCTGTGTACTTAGGAACGCCGCCTTGATAGCCCGAGGGAGCTGGCGTGCTTGATTTGCTATCGCCAAACAGTTTTGGTAAAAGGGCAGTAGCACCAAGAATGCCAAGCGGGTTAATACCGCCATCGTCATTTACAAATATCTTTTTTAGGATGTTTGTGACGTTATCTTTGGGCAATATATTGCCAGTACCACCTGAGCCACCTTGACTACCTGCAGCTGCTTCTTCGCCGGGATTACCAGTTCCAGTTTCATAGCTAGACCCAGAGCCACCGACACCGGTTAAGACATTGCCAGTACCACCTGAGCCACCTTGACTACCTGCAGCTGCTTCTTCGCCAGGTGCTCCAACCCCAGTCCCATAGCTAGACCCAGAGCCGCCTACAGAAGTAATGTCAGCAGGGTCTACATCAATCGAAGTCCACCAGCTATCAGGAAGGTCCTTTAGGGCTTCGTTCAACTTTTCAAAATCAATATCGCCAGACCCCCACGAACCCCAGTCGATATCGCTAAAATCAATATCGCCAGACCCCCAGTCGCCAAAAAGATTACCCCAACTACCAGTAAGAAAATCATCTGGGTCCATATCAGCCTCGTCTTATATTCCGGTTAGTCTGGGGAGCGGGGGTGGGTTCAGGCGGTGTGTAAAAGCGATCG